GGTGAACCTGTAGAAGATGTATTGGTTGCACAAGCAGACGCATTAACAGATGTAAATTATTTTGTGCAAGGTAGTTTTGTTCTGTTAGGTGTAGATCCTCAACCACTATTCGATATTGTTCAAGATGCTAACATGGCGAAACTCTTTCCTGATGGTAAGCCAAGATATAGAGAATCAGATGGTAAAATCATTAAACCAGATGGTTGGGTTGCCCCTGAACCAAAGTTAAAATCAGAAATTGAACGTCAAAAGGCTTAATATGACACCACCTAATTATGACCAATGGCGATTAGACACAGGGGAGAAAACCTCTCCTCTTGTGGCTTATTGTATCTGTGGGTGTAATGAAGAAATATATCATGGTCAAGTTGTATGGACTACTGTCGATGGTTATGTGCTAGTTTCACATTTTTACGATTATGCCATTAAGGAGTTCAAAGCAAAGCAAGTATATGCGGAAGGGTGATTAGGTGAGTAAAGCAGATTTAATCTACAATAATCTAATCCAAGATATTTTAGACAATGGAGAATGGGATAAAGGTCAAAATGTTAGGACTAAATGGGCATCAGATGGCACTCCAGCATACACTAAAAGTTTAATTACAGCACAGATGAAATTTGATGGGTCAGAAGTTCCCATATTGACTACAAAGAGAGTTGCATGGAAATCAGCTATTCATGAGTTGTTATGGTTCTATGTTAAACGTACAAGTGATGTATCTTATCTTCGAGAGAATAAAGTTAAGATTTGGGAAGAGTGGACTAAAGAACCAACCGGAAGGATGCCATATTGGAATATCGGTAAGGCATATGGTTATCAACTTGGTAAACAAATTAGAACAGGAAACGAGATCAAGTTGGGCAACAGGTATATTGAATTTGAATACAAAAATCAAGTCGATATTTTGATTGATGGATTAAAAAATAACCCATCATCACGTAGACATATTATCTCCTTATGGAATATTGATGATTTGAGTGAGATGGCTTTATACCCTTGTGTATGGAATAATCAATGGATTGTGCAGAATGGTAAATTACATTTGGTTGTCCAAGTTCGCAGTAATGACATGGCTTTAGGCAACCCATTTAACGTATTCCAATACTATGTTCTTCAACGTATGATTGCACAAGTTACCGGATATGACGTTGGCACAATGACATTTAACATCAATAACCCTCACGTATATGAACGTCATGTAGAAGGATTGGAAGAACAGATTGAACGTGATCCACTTAAGGCTCCTACACTTTGGATTAATCCTGAGATTAAAAATTTTGATGACTTTACAATTGATGACTTTAGATTAGATAATTATGATTTTCATCCAACTATCAGTTTTGAGGTAGCTGTATGATTAGCCTCATTGTGGCTCTAGACAAACAGGGTTGTATTGGAAAAGACAATCAACTTCTTTGTCACATACCCGAAGACTTAAGATACTTCAAACAAAAGACAATAGGTAAAGTCGTAATCATGGGTCGCAACACATTCGAATCAATTGGCAAAGCACTTCCCAACAGAACTAATATAGTCCTAACAAAAGACCCTACATTCTCACCTGATGGATGCTACATATATGACTCTATTGAAGATATCATACATGAATATAACAGTTATGCTTTACCGGATGAAGAAGTATTAATAATTGGTGGAGCCAAAACCTATGGACAATTTCTACCTTATGCAGATAGAATATACATAACTAATATTGACCATGTATTTGAAGGAGATGCATATTTTCCTTATGTAGATTTTAGTCAATGGGATCTTGTTGAATCACGTAAAGGAAATGAATGTAAAGAATTTGATTATTATTTTAACGTGTATGACAGGAAATAATATTAGTGGAGGAATCTAAAATGAACACAACTAACCTAATTTACGAAGCAACCGTATTACAATTTACACCAACATTCTATTCTGTATGCAATAATGTTTACGAGGCTACTCAAATCTTATCCGAGTATAAGGATAAAAATATCAAAAATAAGTAGTAGACAAGAGTAAAGATATCATTTATACTTAGTGTCAAGAGGACAAGAAATACCTCTTGACTTTAATTATATAAGGGGATGTGATGCATGGCACAGAAAATAAAGCAAGTGGTTGAAGTAGACAATAAAAAATTAAACGTGGGTTCCTTAACAATGAGTGATGCATCCTTTAAGGAGTTGCCACAGTCAATCCGTAAAGAATCCAAAGTTAAAACAATCCCATACCTACGTAATCTAATTCTTATGGGAGAGTTCAAAGGGGAGATGACAAAGAACAATATTCCTTGCTACTGGTTCAAACGTGATGAAGAAAATGTACTGGTGGATAAATCATCGAACATGATTATCGCAGCATTCACAGATCAAAAGGAACCGCTAATCACACCCAAAACTAAAACCATACAGAAAGGTAGTGCTACAGAGAAACATCAACAGAAGATTATTGAGGTGAATGGTTTAAGGGTGGATATATCACAAATCACACCATCTGAGCATTATCTAGAACGCATCAAGAAACGCTTTGAAATTAGTGACAAACATAAAGCCATTGAGTTCTATGAAGATATCATAATCAATGGTGAGTATCTTGGCTTATCTTATGACAAGGACTCACTCAAACAAGCACATCTATTTGCCAAAGATAATAAAGCTGTATTCGTATCACAGGGTTTTGAATGTGTAGTTACTACATATAAACAGGAAGCAGTAATCTATGACCATCCTAAATATGAAATTAAAAATTACATACAACGTAAAATAAATAAACTTCGTAAATTGGATACAGTCATGGACAAACGACTACACAGAACAACGCTAGAAGTTAATCTTGAGATTGCTGAATTGGAACTTAAACTCCATCGTGCCAAGTCACAAGATAAGAAGTTTTCATATCAGGGTAGAATCAACGCACTCAGGTTACATAAGAACACATTAGAAAGTGAGCGTAGACTGGTTGCAACTCAACTACGTGAATACACTAACTCACTCATCTCATTTGTATAGGAGGGATCACATGATACAATTTTTAATGGGGATGTTTATAGGTTCACCCTTTTTCTTGTCTGTGTTATTTGGATGCTACTTTGGCTACAAGAAATGGAAAAAATAATTCCAGTATCTACATATTTTGTCGAATTAAACTTTATAGTCTTTGTCGAACAAGTCTAAGACTAAATTTAGACTTAATCGTTGACGTGAATCCTTTGTCCTAGTATAATCAAACTATAGAATCCAAGAATTAACACTATACTAGATTTCTAGGGGTGATGAGATGGATAATCAATGGTCAATATCAGAAGTAATACGAAGAACAGCCCTTAATTATCTAGCTGCACACCCCAATGGGATCAGGGCAGTGGAATTGAGGAAACTAACAGAAGAAATATTAAGTGACTACCTTCCTAAGACAGGTAAAGATAGCGATAGATTCAAAAGTGCTTTATGGGATCTAGAAAAACGCTATCCTGATTATGTGGTGAGGATAGAATTGCAACCACGCAGGGTCACACTATATCCAAGCGATGACTTACAGAAGGATATTTTTAATGGTAAATTTGAGGTTCCACAACTTGATTCACTAGAGCTAGAAAAAGAGAATAGCAATCAAAGTTTCATTGGAGAGTTAAAGAATCTTGCTGATGAACTCCTCGAACATAACTTAACAATATCACCAAAGTTAAGAATGTTAATGATTGCGGAATTAGTTGGACAATTATCTTTGCACATTGAGAAGTCTGGATTACTAACGCTCCTTGATGTTAATGAAGAAGACTTAAAGCAGATGTCTAAGGATGATATTGAGGCTGTTGCAAGTTTAAAAATGCACTTAAGTATCATCAATAAACATAGAAACCAGTTCTTTCATGGTAAGTTCTAGCGGAGAGACAACTATAATCTAAGATGGGATGTGTTACATGTCAATTGAATCTGATTCCACAGCATATTATTATCACTACAATCTAAATGGTAAACGTGTGTGGGCAATCACTACAGACCTAGAAGAAGCCAAAGAAGATCCTGAACATCGAATTGCTACCAAAGTAGATTTAATCGAATGGTTTGATGCTACTGGAGAAGCATTGACTGATATCGTGAGGACGCAAGATGGACTGTTTCTATGGGTGGCTGACGAAGAGAAATGCGTTTATACATATATGAACGTTGCTGACCTAGACATAGAAATCAAAGAAAATAAAAAAGGGTTGGCAATCGCTTAACCAACCAAGAGATTATGTATGAAAGTTATGATGGGCGAGGCTGCAACCTTGCTCATCTCTTACAACAGATTATAGTTTTGAGAGTGTGTATTGTCAACACACAGTTAACAATTTGTATGCTAAAGGTATACATTTTGACAACTATAAGATTAAAAATAACATTTATAAATTTATTGGAGGTGAAATATACGTTAACATTTGATGAGTATAAAGCCCAAATGTTACTACTAAACTCTAGGGATGCTACATTGCAGTGGATTGAACAACTATTAGAGGAATACATAGAGGAGATAAAAGTTGAGCGTGTTAAATTAGATCAACAACGTGTCAAACTAGCGAGGGAGATGGTGGAGAATTTAAATTCTAAAAGGAGTGATAATCCATGAAATTTAAAGTGTATGATCTTGTGCTAATGAAAGGTCATGGTATGAGAGTGTACATGGTGACAAGTGGTAAGTCTGTTGAAAGTATTCACTTAGGGCAAACACACAAAATTATAAACTATACAGTACAATGTGTTGAAAAGAATATTGAGTGGACTGTGAATGAGGATTCATTAATTTACTTTGGTAGATATAAGCCAAGGGAATCACAGGTTGATTGGAACAGAATTTTGGATGAGTACAACTCAATGATGCGAGAAAGTGAAGATTTTAAAGAGTTATATGAAGCGTTTGGGGATCATGCTCATAAGAAAAAGAGTGAAGACTTATTTAATCAGGCTGTAGAGTTTATGGATGGTATTAAAGAAAAATATTCAAACACAAATGGAGATACATATGAAATTAACAATAAATGATAAATGGTACATTGAGTCAGATCAATATAATTTCTTATTGTACAAATACACAACGATTGTAAATAAGAAGGATAAATCAGAGCGTCAAGATTACGTACTGGAAGGTTACTTTCCGAGATTGGATTCTGCTTTGAATCGTATTCTCCAAGAGGATATTAAAGATTTGGATGAAGCGAATATACATATGATCCTTGATGCAATTAAGAACTGTGAGAAGATTGTCAAAAAGTCCATTAAGGAATACCAGTTGCAGAAGGATAGGATTAAGGAGAAGGAGGATAAAGCAGATGAGTAAGCCAATAAGAGGTAGATTTTATTGCCAAGTGGAATCAAATGGAGAACGTGCAGTATTAGTTATTAAAGCATCAAGCAGATTGGAAGCCAAGAGCATTATCCACAAGAATTATAAGGTTGATAGTGTATTGAATGTGAGTGATACATATAGAGGAATTAGCAGCGCACCATCTTATATAGGAACATCTGCAATGGCTGGCACACAGTACCATTCAGGAAACCGGACATCTAGGAGAGGGAATATATAGGCGTTATCTAACATACACATATATAAAAATAAAAAGGAGATTTTGCATTTGATTAGATTGAACCAGAGCTTCTTTGATTATAATGGCGTGAATGGAGTTTATCAAATCGTAAATATAAAAAACAACAAAGTATATATAGGAAGTTCTACAAATATTAATAGAAGGCTAAGAGATCACGTAAATAAATTATTAAAAAATAAACATAAAAATATTTATTTACAACACGCCTTCAATAAATATGGAATAGATTCATTCAGAATAAATATTTTAGAGATAGTTGAGAATAAGAAACTATTAATAGAAAAAGAACAAATTTGGATAGATCTGTTCAATAGTTCAAATCCAAAACAAGGATACAATATTTGTGAATTTGCCAATGGCACTTTGGGATTTAAGCATAGTGAAGAAACAAAAAAGAAAATGAGTGTTTCAAGAAGTGGTGAAAATCATCATTTTTACGGAAAGAAATTTTCAAGGCAGCATTTAGACAATCTAAGTAAATCAAAAAAGGGTGAGAATCATTATAACTATGGCAATGACTTATCCATTGAAACTAAAAATAAAATAAGTGATTCTCATAAAGGGAAACCTCTTTCAGAAGAACATAAGCAGAGATTGAGTGAGTCGCACAAAGGCAAGAAGTTATCCAATGAGCACAAAGAAAAAATTAGAAAGGCACACATTGGGAAAAAGCACCCAAATAGACCAAAATGGAAAAAGAATAACAATAAAAGTTGGAACTCAAAGTTAAACGAGCCTCAAGTCATTGACATTAAAATATTTTGTAGAGATACTGATATGACAAATCAAGAAATTGCTAAGTTGTATAACGTAAATGAATCAACTATCAGTGCAATTAGAAATGGTCGAAAATGGGATAAGGTCGTTTTAAATGATGATTTAAAATTGACAACTGAATTAGAGAATATGTATTTGGTTACTATCAAAAACAGAAATGATTCAAAAAGAGATAAATTATCTAAGGATCAGGTTTTAACAATTAAACAATTATTGAATGAAAATAAATTTACTCAATTAGAAATAGCTAAAATAACAAGCACCAATAAAGACGTTGTGAGTAAAATAAACCGTAACATTATATATAAAAATATCACTTTAGAGGGGGAGTGCAAGTGAAATTACACCTCGTCCTTCCCCTACCAGTTAGTATTAATTCACTATACATAAATCAATACTCATGGAATCCTAAAACTAAATCTAGAGTTCCTACTGGTAAACGTATCATGAGCAAAGAGGGTGCTGAAGTTAAGAAGCAAATTCAGCAAGCAGCCATTGACCAAATGAAAACTCAACAGTGGGATTACGAGTACACTAAGGATCATTACATATACATGGACGCAGTTATCTATTTCAATCGTACTGGACGTGATGACAATAATGTCTACAAGCTTAATAACGATGCTTTAGAGAAGATTGTATATGACAATGACAGTAGGATATTAACTCGCACCCAAAAAATTTTGTACGACAAAGATAATCCACGTATTGAACTTACATTTACACCTGTCGACTACATAGGCATTTTCAATAGTCAAGATGAATTAGATGTATTCGAACAAACATGTCAACAATGCAACAGATATAAAAATAACTGTTCTATATTAAGGGAAGCAAAAGAAGGTCGAGTACAAGAACACATTGTTGATATGAAATGTGTCAAATTTAAGCCGACTAAGAAGTAATAGGACAAACATGTTTACACATAGATTGTAGCAAGTCTCAAATTTAGGATGTGAAATAGTGGGGAAAAATAAACAGAAAAGTGAAGTCAAAATTGAACTTATTATCAGCAATCCTCCCAGTGAGGAAAGTTTAAAAAGAATGGCTCAAACAGCCATTAGAATATACAACGAATACATATTACCATACAAACAAGAAAGAGGAGAAATCTAATTCTCCTCTTTTTATTTATAGTATAAGGTTATTTTATGGACTTGTTACTCATGGCAATTCCGTAAAATCACCTAAATAAAATTTACATCCACTTTACCTTCTTTGTTTCCAGTCTTTATCCATGTTATTGTATTTATCGAATCCTTAAGGAGTGTATTAATTTCTTTTGGTGGAACAATTTCTCGGTGTTTGAATATCTCTTTCATAATAGAAACTTTTTCTAATTTATCTTCATTAGTCAATAATTGACTATTTTTTAATTGTCGCTTTAATAATTCAATCTCTTCTTTAATCCGGTCATACTCAATTTTTATCTTCTCTTTTCGCTTTTTAGTCTCAGTAAGATCATAAACTCCAGCCTCATACGCCTCGTTAACTCTATCCATAGCCTTATCACGATTCAACAGTTCTTTCTCTTTAATAGAGATTAAACTTTTTACCTTTTCAAAATCACCATTGTCTCCAGTATCAATTAACTTTTGTAATTGCTCTTCATATTGTAAAATTGCTTCTTCTACTTTGGCATAGATAAAATCAACATGTATTCCACCATTTCCACACTTATTCCCTAGAGCATCATGATTGGGACATGTTTTGACTAATATTGCTCCATTAGGTTTAATAGCAAATGTCATAGTCCTCCCACACTTATGGCATTTAATTAAACCAGTCAGTGGATATGTTCCAGCCCTAGCCTTTACAGGAGAATCATTTCTCTTGGCAATTATCATAAGTATCTGGTCGTGTTCTTCTTGAGTCTTAACAGGTTGATGACAATTTTCTACGATTGTCCATTCAGACCTTGGCAACCTTTTAATATCATATGCTTTTCCATTTTCTCGTTTCCATCCGGTAGTTTTATTGCTAATGATTCGTCCTAAATGAGTTTCATCTTGAATTAAACTAATAATCGTTCTCTTATCCCATTGTTTTAGTCGAGGAGAGGGGATGTTCATCTGATTTAACATAGTGGCAATTTGAAATGGAGTCTTACCTTCAAATGTACTCTCTACAATCAATCGATAAATTTTTAACTTATCTTCATTAACAACTAAACCTTTTGGTCTGTACTTTTCTTGCCAGCGTTCATATTCGTAAGGGTAGGGAGGAGTTCCACTAACCCAATCTCCACGTTTAGCACCAAACTTCTTACCTTGCTTTAAACGCTTCACGATCATCTTGTATTCTTGACGTGCTAAGAATCCTTTTACATCAGCCACAAAGTCGTCATCATCATTTGATAAATCATATACTTTAGAAGGTGTGGCGATAAGCGTATCTGACTTCAGGAACGTCTTTTTAAGTTTTCCTTGATCTTCCAAGTCTCCACGTCCTAAACGGTCATATTCAACCACACAAACAGCGTCATAGATTCCTTCCTCAACATCCTTTAATAACTTCTGCATAACTGGTCTTGCAGCGATACTATCACCAGTTTCAATCTCTAAATACTCTACATACTTCCATCCTTGCTTTTCACAAAACTCTCTTAAAGCAAATCTATGTTTATCTAAATCAGATTCATCTTCGCCTCTAGACTTACGAAGGTAATTGGCTACAAATTTTATATAATTCTTTTCTGTATCTAGTACCAAGAAAAATCACCTCAATTTAACGTTTCTCGGTTCTAATATTACATGATGTTATGAATTAGGACAAGGTGGTAAAATGGGAGGGAGGTGAGTGGAAGTGAGTGACTATCTATTTTCGGGAAAAATTAAATGTCTCGACTGTGGACGACCATATAGAGGACGTAGGCAGCGAGAAAAGAGAGTATATATTTGCAGTGGATATTCAAAAGGAGAGTCTTCGTGTGAGAGGATGGCTGTAAAAGAGGATGACTTAATTGATGTAGTGAAGAAACATTTTTCATCAGATGTAATTGAACTTGACCAAATAGAATCAATCCACGTTAATAATCCAAAGGTGACTATAATTTATTCCGATGGTACGAAGAGTGTTTTGTCTCCCTCTCACTATTTAGCGTAAGAGGGTCAACATTGAAATTTTAGGGAATCTGAGCGAGAGGTAGTTGAGGGGTTGATATTGTTGGATTTTGTATTTTAGGTGAGGGACACTCTAAATGTCATTAAAAGAGAATAAAAGTACACTGTAGGTGAACAAATAACACTAAAAATTCACTCACAGTGTACAAAAATTCTGATAAAAGAATGCTTTTATTTGGTTTACTTTGCAGAAGCTTGTATAGAGTCAACAGGAGTCAATGGCTCTACGGGAACGGGAATAGGCTCTGGTTGTACAGGTTCTACAGGACTATCAATCCTATGCTTCTCAGCCAATCCAATAATTGTATCAAACACTTCCTGAACGATGATTTGGAACATAGGCTTACTTACAAACACCCTAACAGCAGCAGGAAGTAGGTCATAACCATTTTCCGTTACCCACTTTAACTTATCCTTACCTTGTTCTAAAGCCATCGATTCTGCTTGTTTTTCTACATAAAACATCAACTCAATGGCACGTTTTTTAGCAAAAGTTAAACTTGCTTGACGGTGAGTTAAAACATATATTACACCAGCCAAAAAGCAAACAATTAATCCCCAATATTGTATTAAAAATTCTTGTACCATTAGGATACATCTCCTTAGTAATTTATAATTTTATTACTGTGGCATAGTTAAATACTTTCTAGACACCCAACCAGCATGTTCAATGGAATAAGCAAATGCTGTATTCAACTTGTCAATATGTACAATTGTTCCTGCTGGAATTACTTCTCTCACGCTATAATCTGTGCTATATCCCCATCTAACGTTCAGGTCAGATGTAGTAACTCTTGTAATGGTATCTACAATCTTATATCCGTACATTTCATCAATGGATGTAGCAACGTTTAAATCTACATTCCCCGATATGCCTGACACTAAGCCATTCTCGGTGTACTGGAATATTGTCCAACGTGTCCAACCACCAGAATCAGGAGGTGGATTCAATTTGTAATTTGCCAGCCATAAATCTAGTCCAGTTCCTCCTAAATTAGTGATTCCAAATTGATCTAAATACCAATTGCCCGTATATACGGTGACGCTTCTTTTGCTTAGATACATAAATTGATTAATGAAATCTCTAGCCCATTGAACTAAAAACTCTCCATTTGAATCACTAGGATCAGTTGGGGCTTCTAAATCTAATACAGGGGCTAAATCGCCCATGTCCGGTAATACGCTTTTCAGGGTGTAATAGAAATAATTAGCTTCATCGACTGCGCTATTTTGAGTTGGGCGAGCAAAATGATAGCAGCCTACAGGTAATCCTTGAGCCTTCGCACCTTTCACTAAAGTAGAAAGTGCAGGAGAGGTGAAAGATACACCCTCTGTAGCCTTTACATATACAAATTTTACTCCGCTATTTTTCACCTTAACAAAATCAACGGCTCCATTATGGTGAGATACGTCTATACCGAGTGGCATATTTGATGTTTTTGCTTGCATGATAATTTCACCTCTTAAATTTTCTTCAACGTTATCTTTCTTAAATCGTTATTCCATTCAACTGAATATCCCATGTTCTCTCCGACAAATCTTAATGGAACCAAACTCAAGTCATTCTCGATTTTTGGTGCTAAGTCTAACGTTACAGCTACGCTATCTACATAAGCCTTAGTGGAATCTATGTATAGTTCAATAGTATTTGCTACTTTGTTGGCAGGAGTAGGTTGTGCTGGCGGTACAGGATCACTATCTAAATCGATACTAGTCCAGCCTTCCATATAAAATCTCATACCTACATCACTCACCCAATTAAATACCTCATACGGAATAAATCCATAGCCCTTGTCGCCCCATGATTCTGACCAAGAGTTGATAAATCTCACGCATCCAGTAAATGTCTTTCCGTTGATTGTGAAAGTCATATCATCATCGTACCCATCAAAATTAATGCAATGCCCACCGTAAATGTTACCTTCAGGGAATCCTACATTACCATTTGGAGCCTTCATAAACGATTCTGTGACCAACACACCTGCAAGTACAGTTTTACCTAATGCAATTGCGGTCTTAATTTCATCAACTGTCTGCACTCTTGCGTAATTTTTAATTCTATAATTTAATGCTTCTTTATACATTACATCAGTAATAGTAGGAGTTGTATGAGGAGCAAATGGTAAACTAGATGCCAAACAAACTCCATATTTTTGCATAATGTCCATCGCACTTTTAGGACTAGTACCTTCTTGATTATCTGGTAATCCATCTATTTGTCTCGCTAGTTGATAAACGAATCGTTGACTGAATTGAATTACTTGACCGTTATGACTTGGACGCTCTTCAATTCCTTTGTGATAGGCAGAGCCGAAACCAACACAGATACCTTCATCTAATTGATTTAAAACAGGAATACGTTCATTCATTACTTTACGAGGTAAATTTGATGCTTCTACATTTACAACCGCACCAAAAATCCAATCCTTATGGTCTAATTTTGATGGGATATAACCCAACTTATAGTTCATCTCGCTCATCTTCCAAACACTCCTTTAATTATAATTTTAAATATGTTATACTTAACCCATGGACAGTTGAGATGTAGGGAGTGTGCAAATTTCTTATATTCTCGATTGTCCTTATTTTAATATTCCGAACACGTCTTCAATTTTGAGTCCGAGGGAAACACAAAGAAGTAGAATTAGTATATAAAATAAATATTTGGCTCCATTACTAATGACATTTCGATACCATTGTTGTTCGGTTTCCATGACTTCTTGTGGTGGTATAGTTTTAATGTCCTTTTCAATTGCTTCTACCTTGTTGTTCAGATAGCCTAATTTCTCATTGGAGCGTTCTAGCAACATGTTAAGTTTTACTCCATTTTCCTTTAAATCGTGCAATGACTCGTTTAATCCATTTAAAGCAGCAGCGAATAATTTCCTATCTTCTTTGCTTTCCTCACGCAACTCTTTCACAGCAGCCTCCAAGTTTTCAATACGAATTTCTAATACATCAATTTCTCCCACATTCAACCCCTCCTTGATATTTTTATAAATGAAAAAAGGAACCACTCCAAATGGCTCCTAATCATCAAATCCTCTTTTCAATGTCTTCAAATTAAATCTAGTGGGCTTGAACATATTAATAAGATAATTCATGCTTAACTCAGGATTCTTATCTCCACATGTAAACGCATCGAGGAAACACTTTTGCTGTTCAGGATATGAATGTAAACTCATATGACTTTCCTCTAAGGTCATAACTATAGTTAGCCCACTTGGTTGAAACTTCTTAAATGAGACATCTACAATTGTAGCACCACTCAACTCTACAGCCTTTGTCATTGTTTCCATGCAATATCTTAAGTCATCCAGTTTATCAAAACTTACTCCGTCCATATCACAGATCACATGTATTCCGGTAGCTTCGTATTGTTCCATTGTATGCCTCACTACAGTTCAAGCAAACGCTCAATAGTTTCAAATTTTTCTTTTCGTTTGAACACATAATCAAATACGATTTCATACAAGTTATCGACTAAGTTTGATTTTGAATCAATCTCTAACATCTCTCCGATGACAAACATAATCTTGTCAGTAATGCCATCAAACCCAATTACTTCGCAGTCAAGTATTTCACTTAAAGATGAACGTTTGTGGTCAATAGAAGAAATAACATCAAGAAGAACAGATAAGTTGTTTCTTAACTTACATCCACAAGCACAATTGATAGCACAATGACAGTTGATATGATTCATTTTAATACACTCCTTATAATTTTAATTAAAGTTTTCAATGATAATTTTATTTTCACTATCAAACTCATAAGTTTTCATCTCGACATAACCTAGTGACTTTAATGATGTATGTATTTTCTTTGTGTAATCAGGACATATGGTGATCATTCTGGTAGGTTCTTTGAATTGCGTGGGGTAATAAACAGATTGATAAATAAGTTTTTCATCATTGGCAACTACTTTCAATTCAATGATACAAAGTTTATTATCTTTATCTCTTGCGAGAATATCGACATATCCTTTCTCTACTTCATATTGATTTTTTATTAATGTCATTCCTTCTTCGATGATGTATAAATTTTTAATTAGAATATTTTCTAAATTTTTTTCAGAATGATTTTTTGTCTTAATTTTTTGTACGGAGTTTGCATTCTTGTTATTACTAAATGAATTCATATCTTTTCTTAATTGGGTTAATATCTTTTCATTCATTGCCTTTGAATTATTAGTAATCACTAAATTCTTATATACCCGATCATCCCCTTGTTCCAAAGACAATTCCCAAGTGTTACTTTCTTCATCTTCGGTCATAACATTAATTACACCTTCGTTAGATGAATTTATTTTTATTTCAATTTCTTGTACTTTATGTAAAGAGAATGAACCATCTTCTTCTATTACTATAATCTCTTCACCTAAAAAATCTTGGTTGATTTTTTGTTGTAAAAGTTGCAATTTCAAAAAATAGAGGAACATTAACTCTTTGCCATTCTGAAGTGGAGTTATTATATTAGGATCAAGAACTCCATTTACGATAGCATCATATAATTCATCAGTGAATTTATTTTTATTCATATTATTGACATCTCCTTAATCATGTTATATTATTTTATTAACGATAATTTCATTTGTAATATAGAAATAAAAACGTCAAAAATGACGCATATGATTTTATCAAGCCTTATTTTTCCTATGTTTGTATTTAGCCATATGCGTCAAAAATGACGTGTGTTAAAACTCTGAGAAGCCTTATTTTTTATGTATTTATTCCACTTTTGGCGTTCGTTATATCTCCTAATTCTATACCATATTAACACATTATAATTTTATATCTACTTATTATTGAAAAACTCTTTAATCTCCCTATTTATATCTACACCTTTGTAGAATAATTCAGGGCTTAAATAATATTTGTTTTTACCTTTTTCTAACTCATTCTCACTTTTCCACATTATTTCCTCTTTTATTAGGAAGTCTAAATACCTTCTAACTGTAGCCTCGCTTAATTCAGTCTCTCTTATAATATCTTCCTTACACATGTATGTACCATCGGAATTTCTTAAAGTGTTATCTTCATAATGAGTATATGTAGCCAAAAATGTTAAAAATCCAAGTAACTTAAAGTCTATCTTTTTATCATGTTTCATTTTTCTTATTTCCTTATCATACGACTTAGTGAATACTGTTTTAGTACTTTTCCATCTTTGTTTGCTGATATCTTTGGCTCTACCCCATGCATGATATTCATCCTTTAATTCTTCTGGCAAATCCCATTGTTCTATAAAATCACTAATAGCGTTATTAACAGTAACAGTTGCTAATTTGTTAAGTACGTTAGTTAGTTCAGTTTTTGTCATATTCTTTGGATTCTTCATGTAATATCGTTTCCTTCCCATGTAATATAATTGATAAATTTATATTTAAGCCTTTTGTGCCATTTGTTTGATATCTTTGAATGCAATGATAAATCTCTTCAATGTCACATCATTAAAATACATATCTACTAGTGTCTTAACTTGTGGTGTCTTAGGAAAATAGAAGACTGCTTTACCATCTTTCTTTTCAACTTTTACTACCTCTATGCCGTTACACTTAAGGAATGCAGCAACATTTAAACTCATTGTGTTATATAGATTTTCCATGTGTTTTACCTCCGGTAATATTGTTTTAAAAATCAAGGAAGACCAGATTTCTCCAATCTTCCTATGTTTAATATACTACAATTATTTAATTTTGTAAATGATATTTTTATTTGTATAACTTCAGATAAAACTAATATTTGATTCCATTATAGTGATTCGATAAAATTACCGACCTTGCCAGCCATAATTGTGTGACCTTTATCATTTGGATGTGTTCCATCTGAAGGAGAGCCACAATAAAAATTATTCAA